ACACACCAAATACAAATAAAACGGCTGCTATTTCAGGAAGTGGTCAGGAATCTGAGAAGGGAGGTGAAGCAGTTGAGGATTGAAATTAGAGAAAATCAGGTTTTGCTCGATGGCTATGTAAATGCTGTTGAGCGTGAAAGTCGTGTTTTACCTTCACCAAGAGGACGTTTTAAAGAAAAAATTCGTGCTAAAACGTTTGAAAGAGCTTTGGATAAGGCTGAAAATGTTGATCTATTATTCAATCATGATAAAAACCGCAAGCTTGGATCATTACAAGAGGGGAATCTGCAGTTGTATGAGGATAACATCGGTTTACGTGCTATTGCCCATGTATCTGATGAAGAGATCATTCAAAAGGCGAAAGATGGCAAGCTAAAAGGTTGGTCATTTGGTTTTGTCGATAACAAGCCATCATGGGAAGACGGAGAAGACGGTATTCAGAAACGCACACTTGAGGACATCGAGCTATTAGAGGTGTCTATTTTAGATAAAACGCCAGCTTATGTTGCTACTTCAATCGAAGCTCGCGGAGAAGATCAGACGATTTCAGAAACTCGCGGTGCAGATTTTAAAGCTGAGATCGAGAATCGTTCTGCAGAAACAAAATCTAAAAAAGATGTTGATTATTCATTGTATGAAAAACAAATTGAACTTTTAAAGTTGAAAGGTGGAAACTAACATGAAAAAAGATATTAAGAAATTTATTGAAACTCGTTCTATGCCGTCACTGGTTGAACAGCGCAACAACTTATTAGATGAAATGGATAATTTACTAAAGGGTGCCAAAGAAGAAACACGCGCATTAACTGACCAAGAATCGACTCGATTTGATGAAATTAAAAGCGAAATTGCAGGACTTGATAAAACGATCGCTGCTTTGGATGAAGCACGTTCTTTGGACAAAAAATTACCTGCTAAACAAGCTGAACAACGTACGCAAGAAGAAGCTGAAACACGCGCTTTCGAAAATTACATTCGTGGTGTAGTAGAGGAACGAGCAGATGTTAATTTAACTGTAGGGGCAAACGGTGCCGTAATTCCTTCCAGCATTGCAAATAAGATCATTCAAAAGGTATATGATATTTCACCAATCTATCAATTAGCAACTCGCTATAATATTGCTGGATCATTAAGTATTCCTTATTATGATGAGTCTGCAGGAACAATCGAAATGGCTTATGTAGATGAATTTGTTGACTTGGAATCTACAAGTGGACGATTCACTTCAATTGAGTTAAAAGGTTTCTTAGCAGGTGCATTAAGTAAAGTGTCTAAGTCACTCGTTAATAATTCACAATTCGATCTTGTATCATTTGTTGTAGCGAAAATGGCTGAATCAATCGCAAAATGGATTGAAAACCAATTATTAAACGGTACGCTAAACAAGATTACTGGCCTTTCAACTGTAAAGCAATCTGTCACTGCTGCAGCTACAACAGTATTAACAGCTGATGAATTGATCGATGTACAAGAAGAAGTACCTGATGCTTTCCAGGGCAATGCCATTTGGATCATGAATAAAACTACTCGTAAAGCTATTCGAAAATTGAAAGATGGACAAGGCAACTACCTATTAAACAAAGACGCTACCGCACGTTGGGGCTATACTTTACTAGGGAAAGATGTTTATACATCGGATAATATGTCAGGCATGGAAGCTGGGGAAACAGCAATTTACTACGGTGATATGTCAGGCCTTGCAGTCAAACTTTCTGAGAATGTTTCGATTGAAATTCTACGCGAAAAATATGCTACTCAACATGCAATTGGTGTTGTCGGCTGGATTGAAATTGATTCAAAAGTAGAAAATGAACAAAAAATTTCTAAATTAGTGATGAAATCAGCGTAGGGGCTATACTCTACGCTTCTTTTATTGGAGGTGACAGAATGAAAGTAAAAGCACTTGTAAGCTTTTCGGGTAGCGTCACGATGTCAAAAGGTGAAGTAAAAGTGCTACCAAAGAATGTGGCAGATGACTTGTTACAAGCTGGCCACGTAGAGGAAGTTGTTACGAAAAAGGTGGTGAAAACTGATGCAGGTTAGTGAAATCACGCCAGGTGAACTGGCTAAATATGCGCGAGAAGATGAAACGGATTCCGACGTTCTTTCCACTTTTACGCTCATCTTATCAGCTGTAAAGGCTTATATAAAAGGCTATACAGGACTATCAGATGAACTACTGGACACCAAAGAGGATATTTCAATAGCTGTATTTGTTCTTGCAAATGAAATGTATGAAAATCGCATCTTCACAGTGAAGGATAATAACGTAAATAAGGTTGTTCAATCTATTTTGGACATGCATTCTATTAATTTACTTTGAGGTGAGCATTATGAATCCTGGCGATTTAAAACACGGAATTGAAATCCTCACTAATCAAAAGACAAAAAATGAATTGAACGAAACTGTTTATGAATTTATACCTGATAAAAAAATATGGGCAGCAATCATTCCGCAAACAGGCTCATTACAAAAGCAAGTTGCCGATACGATTTTAACGAATGTCACGCATAAAATCATCGTGCGATACAACGCTGGCAAAGACATCACAAAGGATATGCGGATTAGATACAAAGGACATGAATTTGAAATTAAATATATTCTTAATCCCTATTTTCGCAATGAGACACTAGAAATCTTTGTCCAGGAGGTGTTGAAGTGAGCATTCAAATGAACGGTTTAACTGATTTTCAAAGAGATTTATTTAATGTTGCCACTAGGGAAGTGCCAAAGGAGGCACCCAAATTGATGCGTAAAATTGGCTCAAAAGCAAGGTCAACTGTAGCTAAAAAATCTCGAAGTCTTGTAAAAAAGAAAACAGGAATGTATCACAAAAAGTGGAAACGAGGAAAAGTTTTTGTTGGTTATCATGGCGAACTTGTTGTCCGTGTTTATAATTCTTCACCACATGCACACTTAGTGGAAGATGGCCATCGAATGGTTGATAAAGATGGTAATGAAACAGGTCAATTTGTGCCAGGTAAAAAACCAATGGACAAAGGTATGCGAGAATTCGAGTCATCAGGTGACGTAGAGAAAGAGACAGTAAAATGGCTAGATGAATTGCTGAGGAAGAATAAACTATGATTACTTTTAAGCAAATTAAGGTAGCAATCAATGAGAAATTACAGTCAAACTTTATTGATATTGATGTTTCTAGTAAATCAGCAAGCAAAGGTTTTACACGGCCATCTTTCAAAGTGGAATTAGATAATGTGAAGCGTGAGGGCTATTTAACACAAGTTGAAAAGTCTTGTACGGTTCGCATTTTTTATTTTCCTACAGATGAAAATGATAACGCGATTGAATTACTAGATGTTCAAGAAGCAATAGGGAATTTATTTGATCTTAAATTTTCTGTAGGAGATCGCCATTTGGATATAAGCGAACCTAATTTCGATG